TAAATTTATGAAATAACATATGAATTGCTATTTACAAGTAGGGTTACAAAAAAGAAATTGAATTACTAACTAAAACTAAATAATTATGAAAATTTTATGTAAATTATTACCAGTATTGATTTTTTTTGTATCTTGTTCCAGTTCAAATGATGATGATCCTTACAGGATACAATGTGAAACTAGATTTCTCAACCAAATTATATCCAATCATACGGATGAAATAATTGAAAATGATTTTACTGATGAATTTGTGGATAGTCTTTTATTCCAAATGGAGGTAGAACTATATCAATTATGTGAGTATGTTAAAATAGATGATGAAGAATGCCAAGATCGTAGAGAGAAGTTTAAAACTTTAGCAGACTATTCTATACAGTCAAATCTAAACGATGAAGAATATGTTAAATCAACTAAATTAGGGTTTTTCTCTAGCTCTTTAAGGACTTGTTTCGATCTTGAAGTTATGAATAATTAAAATCTAAAAAAATGAAATTCATTCAGGTGTATTTTGTTCAGAAGGTGATACAAGTTTTTGTATAAATATGAATGAGGTTTTGCAAATAAAAGAGGTAAATTAAAACAATCGACAAACAATCGAGTTATGGCAGGAGGAAATAAAAAAATACATGAACATCCTAATAGCGGTGTTAATTCTCTTAAACACAGGAAAGACGCGATAAATAGGAAGGGCAGACCCAAAAAGATTTATACTATTTTGAAAGAAAAAGGGTATGGTGGTGAGGACATTAAAATAGCATTTAATGAAATGGGGTGGTATACTATTAAAGAATTGCAAGAAGTTTTTAAAGATGAGAGCAAGCCTGCCATAATGAGAATTACGGCAAATCAAATTTATACTGCATTAAAAAAGGCTGACTATACTAAAATCAGGGAGATTATGGAACATGTTTTAGGAAAGCCTATGCAACCTACTACACTTGAAAATGTTGGAGATAAAACATTTAAGTGGGAGGTGACAAAATAATATTTTATGACAAGCTTAAAAGTTACTAATGTTGCAGTCAAAAACTGGAAAGCTATAAATTTAAAGTGTTATTATGTAAAGAAGGGAGAAGATGGAATGTATACTTTTTATAGCAAAGATGTAAGAAAGGGATTTATTGAAGAATTTACAAAGGGAGTAGACGAGAGTAAGTACCAAATAGACGTTTACGATCATATTACATATTTATCTGACATTAACGATCTTCAAGAGTTTGGTAGTGAAATGCTTTACAGGCGTTTTCGGTATGTAATAAACACAGGAAGTTCAAGAAGTTCAAAAACTTGGTCTATTAATCAATGTTTATATAGGTATGCTACATCCTATAATTACAAGCATATTACGATACTTAGGGATATAGCAAAACATTGCCGTGAATTGGTTGAGACTGATTTTTTAGATTGGATGCGAGACCCGAACGGTAGGGTGTTAGAGCTGCAAAAGGGAGAAATACATAACGATGAATTTGCAGATATAATGACAGAGGAAACGTTAGTAAACACTTTGGATAGAAATAAAACCGATCATACGTATGAAACTACATCAAAAAGCTTATTGAGATTTACCGGTGCTGATGATATTGATAGTATTATGGGTAAGTCACAATCTGTACTGTGGGTCAATGAGCCTTATCGGTTTAGTAAATTAATATTTGATCAATTAGATCAACGTACTACTGATTTTGTTGTGTTAGATTGGAACCCAAAACAAAAACATTTTATTGATGATCTTTCAAGGCATGAAAGAGCAATTGTAATACATTCTACTTATAAAGAAAATCCCTTTTGCCCTCCTGAACAGGCACTGAAAATAGATAGCTATGAGCCAACAGAACAAAATATAAAAAATGGCACAGCAGACCAATATTTATGGGCTGTTATGGGTTTGGGTATTAAGGCTGAAATGCCTAATAAAATATACAGGAATTGGAAAGAATGCAGTTTAAAAGAATTTGATCAATTACCTTATCAGGCTTATTATGGTCTTGATTGGGGTCTTACTTCTCCTACTGCAATAGTTGTATGCAAATATGATGGGGATGGAACGTTTTACCTCAACGAATTGTTATACGAATCTGAAATAAGCATAACCGAAAAGGTCAAAAAACAATTAGGCGAGGGATGGCATGAAATTTTACAAAAAAAAGGTCTCGGTATAATACCGTACTATCTTGATTCCTTTGGAATAAAAAAAGACACTGATATTATTGTATGTGACAGTAACAAGCCTGATAATATCCAAGAGTTAAGAAATGCCGACTATTGGGCCGTGCCTGCTAAAAAAGGAGCAGGGAGTGTATTCTCGGGTATTTCATTTATTCAAAGGGCTAATATAGTAGTAACACGGAATAGTTCAAATATATGGTCTGAATACGATATGTACGAATGGGAATTTGCAAGAGGCATGAATTTAGAAAGACCAATAAAAAGAGATGATCATACAATGGATTCTATCAACTATGTAACAACATACATGAAAACACACTTAAATATTTCAATTTAAATAATTAACTAACCCCCCATTTCTAGGTGTAAAAATATTCAACCAATTAAGATTTTTTTGTGTTGATGCCTTTGGGTATGTTTGTAGTATAGAAACCAATTAATAACCTAAAACTATAAAATAAAAGCAATTTTTTCATAGCTATATTACTGGGAGGTGTAGGGGTATGCCTCCCTTTTTTTTAAAACAAAGAAAATAGGCTTTAAAATACATCAACATGAAAATTACAAAATCTGGAAACCTAATTATGAATAGTATTATTAGTATAGGGTATTTAGGCGTAAAGAAATGTTATTTGAATATAGACAAAGAGGATGCAATAAGTAGATATTGTAAAAGTGAAAATATTACACGGAAAGATTTTGACAAAGACGAGCCATTTGTTATCTCTGATATACGGTTTAATACAGAATTTGCAGTTTATGATATATGGGAAGATGAAGATAATTAAATAACCAAACCATGAACACAACTAACACAATTTTATCGCATCAAACATCCGAATTTAATCCAAATAGGTGGTATCCGGTGTACAAAAAGTATTTTAATACCAATGAGATGCTGTGTTATTGCAAAGACACATTAACAGAAAAACTATGAATAAAAAAAACGTAAAACATGAAAACACTAAAAAGTAAAATATTTATTGTGATAGCTATATGTATAGCTGTACTATTCCTGACATCTTGCAAGAGCACATGTCACGGTAAATTTGTTGTCAATGTAGAGGATAATAAAGAAATACAATATACCTATAAATAGGGGTATAAAAATTCAACCAATTAAGATTTTTTTTGTGTTGATGCCTTGGGTATGTTTGTAGTATAGGAACCAATTAATAAACTAAAAACCGTAAAACATGAAAGCAGAAGAAATATTAGAACTAATAGATGGTGATACTCTTGATTTAGATAGCAATGAAATAGGTGACAAGGGCTGTAAAGAACTGGCATCAGTTCTAATATTTCTTCTGCTTTTATGTTTTAGGGTACTGCCTAGGACACAGATAAAACGGCTCTTTTTAAATAACAATAAGATAGGTGACAAGGGCTGTGAAGAACTCGCAAAAGTACTGCCTAGTACACAGATACAATGGCTCTCTTTAAATAACAATAAGATAGGTGACAAGGGCTGTGAAGAACTGGCAAGGGTACTGCCTAAGACACGGATAACAGAACTCTATTTAATAGAAAATAACATAAGTATTGAGGTTGCTAAAAAGCTTAAAGAATCCTTTACAAACATAGACATATGCATTTAACTAAAACTGAAAGCTGTAAAATATATAAAAACGAGGAATTAAGTATGTCCGATATTGGCAATACTGATAGATATATAATAATTAAAAAAAGTATAAGCGCGCACTGCTGTTTTGGATACACGATTATTGATACTAAAGGCGGAAAGTGGATGACAAAACAATGTTACTGGAATAGGTCAATGTGCGAAGCGTTTGAAAAAGAAGAAGCTATTGAAATATGTACAGCGCTTAATAAGTGTTGTTAATGATTTAATCTGAAAACTTAGAAAAATGGAGCCAGAAGAAGAATTTGAACAGAAATATTACATGATTCCTAGTTCACAAAAATTGATAAATCGAATAGACAGAAAGTCTATAGAAGGAATAGCTTATATTAAAGAGTTTATAGGAATGGACGAAAAGGGCGTTTACTCAAACGACACAAAACTTTTACAGGGAAAAAATATGCCAAAAAAATATTATAAAGAAATACTAAAACGTTTTAGTATTGCAATAGAAGAAGAAATTTTTTATACAGTTATCTATTCAAAAAAGCACGGACTTTTAGTAGTTGAAGAATTTTAACAACATACGAGTGTCTTATGTTCGGAATATCAGAATACGTATGGCACTCGTTTTATAAAAACAGAAAGAACATATAAAAAAAAATGGAAACTATAAAATATGTATGTAATAGAAATTATAAATAGTAGGAATAAATGTTGGGTAGATTCAGATGAATATGGAGACCCGCCAAGAACACTAAATCTTAAAAGTGCACAAACTTTCGAAAATAAAAAAAGGGCTAATGACCGAATTAAGCAAGTAAAAGAAACACACCCTTTTAGGACAATTGTTTATAAAGTGAGAAAGGTTAGTGTTTCTTAAATTAAAATATTTTATTATGAAAGAAAATAAATTTCCCGCTAAAGGAAAAGATGTAACAGCAACGTTAGAAGACGGCTCTAAAACCACTGTGTTTAGGTGTGATTGTGCAAACGAAAATTGTGCTGAATGGCGTTGTGCTGTTACAAGTCATGCATTGATGGTCGATGTTGTGAAATGGGAATATATTATTATTTAATTAAAAATAAATATCATGAAAACACTTTATGTAGTAAATTTTGGCGTACATTTTGATCATGCAATAGATGCAATTTTTGACACCAAGGAACTCGCGCAAAAATACATAGCAGAATTTTATAATGGCGACGAATTTGGCAGGAAAGATATGATTATTAGTGAATGGGAATTAAACCCAAATAAAGCAAATATTGAAAATGGTGAAAAACCTTATACGGTTACAATGGACAAGGAAGGTAACGTAGAGGTAGAACTTGCTAGCGCAAGCCCTCTGTTTAATCATACAAAGTATTCATTTTATTACGATAAGGATTTAATGGTCTGTGAATTTTTTGCAAAAGACGAGGCACACGCTATAAAAATTGCAAATGAAAGAAGGCTGAAGCATATAGATGAGGATTCTTGGGGAAAGAAGTCTAAACGATAAAAAGACTATGAAAACAGATTTTAGATTAAAACATTACATACGACAAGACATGAAAAAAAAAGAAGAGTTTCAGAAAAAAGAAAAATTTCACAAAAAAAGGGCTGAGTACTATAAAAAAAAAGTAGATGAAATTGATAAGAGCGAGAGGCAAATAGGGTTTAAATGGTAGGGCAAACACCCTAAGTGGCCGACAATTGTAGGGGGTTGTCGGTTTTTTTTTAAAAGATTGTATATCGGGGGTATCAAATGGGGTGCTGTAGATTATTAATAGGCCAGTAATTTACATTGCGGGTTCGATTCCTGCCCTCCGATAATTTTTTAGGTTAATTGGTTTAATCCGATTCGGGAAACTGGGTCGGATTTTTTTTGCTTTTACCTCAAATTACAATTACAATTTTCAACAAAAAAGCTAAAATAGCTTACATATTGTTTTATTATGTCAAATTTTAGTTACATTTGTTACATGTTTACGATAAGAGACGTTATAAACACTCACGTTAAGAATTGTAATTGCATATTTTGCAAGATAAAATTTAGCAAAAAACAAAAAAACAAGAGCAAAAAGCATGGGTTTACTAAATAGTATTTCCAACAGGTTTAGAGGGTTGTTTTATGAAAGGGATTTAGCGGGCAATCATTGGTATTCTAAGAATGCTAATTGGGCAAATAACGACTTACTTCAAATAACAAAGGTAAACCCAGTTGTAAATGCTTGTTTTATTTATTTATCAAGGCTTTACGCATCTGCTGAATTTTTTGTTTTGGATGAAGATGGAAACGAAGTCGATCACTGGATTTTAGAAGCGCTTAAAAACCCAAACCCATACCAAACAAAGGAAAACTTTTTAGAAGAAAATTTTTGGTTTAAAAGGGCGTGGGGGTATGTATATCTTTTTGATTATTCAATTACAGGAGGTGAAAAATTAGACGTTTCCCCTGCATGGTATAACTTAAAATCTTCATTTATTGAGTTTAAAGAAAACGAAACGTCAGGATTTTTGTATTCCGATGATATAATAAAAACAGAATTTAACTACACGGAAAAAGGTAAAGAAAAGACAATAAGTATGAGGGATGTTATACCGTATTTTGATATGCCTAATGGCGTGTGTGGTGAAAATATGTTAACCTCAACATCTAGGCTAGACGCTATGAGAAAGCCGATTTGCAGTATTGATTTAGCGTATAATGCTAAGAATATTGCAATAACATCGAATGGTAAAGAGTTGTATTCAAGCGCAGAAACAAGCCAAAACGGAAAACCTTTAACGGAACAAGAAAAAGGAAAAATCGAATCAAAACTAAATGAAACACGGGGTTTAGGTAATGGTAGAAGTAGAGCAATAGTATCAGGCTCACAAATAAAATATCAATCACTGCATATAGCATTAAGTGATTTGGGGCTTGATGATAGTATTATAAAAGATGCTGAAAAAGTTGTACTCGGCAATGGTATACCATCTGATGCGCTAAAATATGACCCCAAAAAATCAACATTTGAAAATCAAAGAATGGCAGAGGTAAAAGTGTTACAGAACACTATCCAAACTGAAATGGATGATTTTACAAATGGCATGACGAATAAATATTTAAAGGAAGAAGGGTATAGTCTTGTAGGGAAATATGATCACTTACCAATCATGCAAGAAGAAAATAATAAAAAATTCAATGTTATTTCACAGAAAGCAAAGTCTGCATCTGACTTAATGTCAGTAGGGGTAGAAAGGGATAGTGCAATAACAGAAGTTGAATTATCAAATTTAGAATTAGTAAACGAAAATCAAACACAAAATGAAGAAGGATAATCAAAAGCGTGCCAAACTTTTAAATGATCTTCAAAAAGAATTATTAAGAAGGTCAATTGAAAAAAAAGAAAAAGCATTAAAAGAAGATAAAATAATCAAAAAATGATTGACGTATCCCAATTTAGTACAAAAAAAGACCTGTTTAATTATTTGGCAAAGAATAAGACCAAGATTTTAAACATGAAAAAATCTGCTATAAAGTATAGTGATTCTGTTGGTAATTTTTCAACAATTAAGAAAAAAGATGAGGTTTCTAAAGGACATGAAAATAGCACCAGTACAGATTTAGTAAAGACTATTGTTGCTAATACATATAATTGGATGGATTCACACGATGACGTTCATTTAAAGGGAACATTTACAAAAAGCATTTCAGAGAGGGCAAATAAGGTTTTTCATTTACATGATCATAAGTACCAAATTGATGCAATAGTAGGTGAGCCGTTAAAAATATATGAACAAGATATAGCATGGAAATCACTAGGTGTTGAAAAATTAGGCACTACACAGTCTTTAATGATGGAATCTAAAATAATAAAAGACAACAAGCCTAATATATTCAATGCTTATAAAAATGGTAAAATCAATCAGCATTCCGTTGGAATGAAGTATGTGTTAATTGATCTTGCTATTAATGACGAAACAAAAAAAGAAGAGTTTAAATTATACAATGACAACATTGATAAAATAGCAAATAAAGAAAGAGCCGAAGAGCAAGGTTTTTTTTACCTAGTCAAGGAGGCTAAACTTATTGAAATAAGTGCTGTATTGATGGGGTCAAATGAATTAACACCAACACTAGAAGATAAAAGCGAAGCCGCAAAAGCACTTCAAGACGAAGCCGCACAATCACTTCAAGACGAAGCCGATAAAGCACTTCAAGATAAAGAAGCCGCAAAAGCACTTCAAGAACTAACAAATTTTATAAACAAAATACAATTTTAAAATGGAAAATACAGCAGAAAAATTAGCTGAAGACATTAACGCTAAACTTGATTCTTTTAAAGAAGATGTTGAAGGGTTAAAACAGTCAAGCAAAGACGATAAGGTCATTAAGCTTGAAACAGACAAGAAAATTGATAGTATAAGTGACAGCATTTCAAAAAACGGAGAAGCTTTAAAAGAGCAGGGTAAAATCATAACAGATTTAAGAACAAAATCAGTCGCCAAAGACAATATTTATCCTTCTTTTCGTAAAGAATTGCGCAAAGCCTTAGAAAACAATAAAGATGCGCTAAAAAGTTTTAGAGACAAAGGCCCACAGGCAAATGTAAATATGGTTTTGAAAGTTGCAGGCCCTATTGCCATAGGAACAAATGTAACTGGTGAAATTCCACAAGCTGAAAGAGAATCAGGGATTACCAGAGTTGTAAGGCGTGATCCTTTTATTTCAGAATTAGTACAGTCTGGGACAATTTCATCTAACTTATTGAGCTGGGTTGAACAAAAAAATCCTGATGGAGGTGCGGGCATGACAGCAGAGGGTGCAGCAAAATCACAAGCGGATTTTGATTTGGTTGCAGCTGAAGCATCAGTAAAAAAGGTAACAGCCTATATCAAAGCAAGTAATGAGATTTTAGAAGATATTCCCTTAATGGAATCAGAAATAAATCAAGAACTTGTTGAGCTAATCAGTCTTAAAAAAGATGAACAAATTTTAAGCGGAGATGGAACAGGTGACAACCTTACAGGTATTCTCACAAACGCTACACCTTTTTCAGTAGTAGGCACACCATTTGCTTTGAACGTTCAAGAAGCAAACAGGACTGATGTTTTACGTGTCGCAATTAATCAAATAATTGTGGAACAATTCAGGCCTAATTATATTTTAATGCATCCATCAGATGTTGCAATGATGGAGTTAGAAAAAGGATCAGATGGACATTATGTTATGCCTCCTTTTTCTGCTATTGACGCGACATCAGTAAAAGGAGTTAGGATTGTTGCAAATACAGGAATAACAGAAGGTGACTTTTTAGTAGGAGACTTCACAAAATCAGGGGTTTTCACTAAAAAAGATTTAACAATTAATGTAGGTTTAGAAAATGACGATTTCACTAAAAACTTTGTTACAATTTTGGCAGAATGCCGGTTGGTACATAGGGTAAAATCTAATAACTATCCTGCTTTTGTTACTGGTGACTTTACATCTGCTATTGCGTTAATTCTTAAACCTTAATAATAATTAAAAACACATAATTATGTCAAAGTCTTTTTACAAAGATTCTACCGTTGAGGTAGAATTGAATGGAAAAAAAGTAAGAATTGCAAAAAAGGATAAAAGTCTTTTTGAAAAAGTAGTCGGAAAAAAAACAGAGAAAAAAGATAAATAACAAGAAATGGCAATTATAACACAAGACTATTTTCAAGGGGAAATTTTCATTGATCACGCTAAGCCTGATGTAAGTGATTCAACTACTGGCGTGTCTGATGAATTGAACTCTGATATTGAACAATACGAACGTGAAATACTTGTCAAGTCTTTGGGATATTCTTTATTTAAGTTATTTTCTGATGAATTAGATAGCAACGAATCAAATGGATTAAAGGTTACCGCCGATCCTAAATGGGATGAGCTAATGAATGGTTTAGAGTATACAATTGATGGTAAAACAGTTAATTTTAGAGGTGTCCGCTTCTCAGACGAAGCGGTTCCTTTTGATGATGCTGTTAGAAAACAATCATTGATAGCGTACTATGTTTATTATTTCTATATAAGGAAAGACATAGACACCTATTCATCAGCAGGTGTAAACAGGATAAAGGCGGCTAATTCAGAAGGGGTCAGTATTATGGGTAAAGCTACTAGAGCTTGGAATAATTTTTACAATTTAACAGTAGGGAACTATTGTAACGCCAAATATTATTACAACCAATATAGTTTATCGGGGATAGATTATTACGGGTCGGGTAATAGTGAGAGGTCTTTGTATGAATTTTTACGAGATCAAAATAGCCTAACAGAAGACAAGTACCCTAATTGGGAGCCGTTTATTTTTGTTGATCAAAATATATTAGGTATATGATTGTTTTAGAAGAACGTTTAGCGGAAATATTCGACACGTTACCTGACATTGTAAACGCGGATGGGTCATTTAAACCTGCATTCGGTTACGGTGATGATTTGGAGCTGAGCCAATTTCTAAAAGCAAAGATTAATCAAGCTGTACACCCTCTTGTTTGGTTAGTATATGGAAATGAAGAAAAGCACGACAGAAATAATAAATTTTTAATTTCACAATCAACGACATTTATTATCGCTGCAAAAAACATTATTCCAATGCTAAACGAACAAAGGATGAAAAAAACATATTCTAACATATTAAATCCAATGCTTAAAAATGTTAAAACAGCATTAATGAGTTCAGGCATTACGCAGGTGATGCCAATTGGTGATAATGTTTTTTTTAGTGTAGTCAAGGTGCCTAATTATACTAAATCAATCCATATTTGGGATGCTATCAAATTAACGTGCAGCATTAAAGTTAATGCCTGCACATTTACACAAATTAATTATTAATATTAAAAATCAAATAAAATGAGTACAGAAACATGCAGTTTTGGAGATGTTGGAAACGTTCCAAACACTTCTTGTTCAGCGCTTCTAAGAACAGGTAGATTTGCTGCAACATTAACAGATTATAAATTTTCATCACAGGCAGCAATGAAAGATAAAGCCGTTTGGGACGCTGCAATTGAAGCAAAAGATTTATTTGTTTTTCCTGTAATACAAACAGAAGAATCAGCAAATACAGAAGCTGAATTTGTAGAGGGAGCAACAATAACACTTAAAACAAAGCCAACAATAAAGCGGACGAATTTTCAAGTTTGGACACCCGAATGCATACAAGGGCGATTAGAATCTTGGGATCAAAGGGCTGTTAAAATTTTTGAAATAACAGAATCTAATCAATACAAGGGAATTATTGAATCAGATGGTAAAGTTTCAGGACAAAAAGGAATACTTTCAGTTGACATACAAACAACTGCGGTAGGTTCTGAAAATGCGTTTACCACTGTTGGATTTAGGTATTCAGACCCAAAGGCATTTAGCAATAATCCTGCAACGGGTGTTCTTGATTTTTCCTATTTAGATTTACAGGGTATTGTTGATGTTACAATGACAGAAATTTTGACATCTACATCATCACTTCTTAACATACAAGTTAAGAAAGTGTGTAATAATGAAAGTGTTACAAATCTAGTATTGGCTGATTTTGAGGTTGTAGATTCATTAGGTGCAGCAGTTGTAGTAACAACAGTAACTTACAACGCTACAAACGACGCATACGAATTGGCGAGTGCAGCAGCATTTGCGAATGGTGATGTTGTTGGTTTGGATGGAGTTGTAGCACAGCCCGACATCATGTTGGAATCTCCAACAGCTAATAAAGCAACTATTTCAGCAATCTAATATAAAATTATGATAGTTTATAATGGTATTAAATTTGGTGAAGGTCTGAAAATGACCTTTGCCGAATTTAAAAAAATAGTAAGTCATTTAAAATATTTCAAATCTTTTTCTGATGAAGAAAGGGAGAAGGAATTTAAAAATGCGTACAAAGTAGCGACAAATGGCGACATTAAGACAAGCACTAAGAAACGCAAAGAAAGTAAATCCACTGACACTGGAGAGGGAGATATTTCGGATAGTCAGGAGGATTGAAACTGATTTTACTGGCGCAAATAGAGACCAGCTGTTTAAAAACAGCTCAGATATTTTTGGCAATCCTATTGGGTTTTATTCCAAGGCTACCGAAAATATAACAGGAGGTAGAAAAAAGGAAGGTCAACCGTATAATATGTTTGATACGGGTAATTTTCTAAGAGATTTGTTCGCGAGAGTAAAAGGAGATAGTATAGTTTTTGGTTCTGATGATGGTAAGGTTGATGAGATTTTGTCAAACAGGCGGTTACTGTCAAAGAAGTTATTTGGGTTAACAAATCAAAATTTGACAAGAATTATACAGGAGGAAATATTGCCACGTTATTTGAAATTTATACGAGAAGAATTAAGGATTTGATTTACAATAGTATTGAAATATTACCAATGCGTATTTTTTTAAAGGTTACGCAAACTGGTGATTTAAATTTACTTGGAGAGGGTGACGAAAAACAATTAAATGATTGTTGGGGAAAGATCATTGAGGAATTTAAAGAAATAGACCCTGACGATATATTTAAAAAGCAGTTTTCTAAAATACGACATATAGAGCATTTGGTTTGCAAGTACAATGCTATTAAACTGGGTCTTTGGTGTTTGAAAATAAGAAAAGAAGAATCAATAATAAAAATGTTATCGTCGTATGGGTATGTTATACGTCGTGACGACAACTATTTAGATGACATTACACGTGCGGAGAGATTTTCAATAGCTATAAAAGACAGGATAAAGCAATTGACTGATGAATTAGAATCTGAAAAAAGCGACGAAAAGTTAAATTTTGACAAAGTAATTGTAAGGTTCAATATAATAATGGGATTTAAAATAGCTAACGCGAATAAAGTAACAGTATCAGAGTATTACGCAATAAAAGAAGAAGTTGAAGAAAAGCAAAAGCAAATTAAAAAAATGTCAAACAAAAGTAAATAACCTAGAAATAGGGCTATATTCTTTGATTTCATGTTTTTTGATTTCAGTTGTGCTGCTTATAATTTATATAACAAAATTACTATCTAATGGCTAATGATGGCACCATACAAAGACCTGATGTAATTACAGACGATGCGTTGACATGGGGTGTTGATTATGAGAAAAATGTTCAAAAAGCCGTTAATGCTACTATTAAATTTGGTGAAACTGCAAAGAGATTCTCTAATGCAACAGGCGAAAAAGAATTTAATACACTTAAAAAAGAGCAGGCAGATACTATTTTAAAAGCTGCAAAGGCACAAGAAGCTTTAACAAAAGAGCAAAAAGAGCAGTTAGCAACCGTAGCCAAACTAGAAAGGGCGCAAAGGTCAGCAAACCAAACTGCTGCATCAGATATTCGGCTTTCAGAAACGCAAAGGCGGCAAAAGGAAGCGATTACACGTGTATCTGAAAAGGAAAAGAGGGTTGTTGAGAAGCTTAATAGTGCATATGCCCAATTGAATAGAAGACGCACAGAGGCAAGAAAAAGGGTTGAAGACTTAAATGCAAAGAAAGCATTAGGTATTAAGCTTAGTAATGCAGAACAGAAAGAACTAAAACAAAGCACTAAAGAGTTTCAAAAGTTAGAAAGAAGCATACGCAAGATAGACGAAGCAAACGGAAAGTTTCAAGCTAATGTAGGTAATTACCCAAAACTTTTTAAAAGCGCAAGAAGTGCGCTTGTTGGATTTGTAGGGGCGTTTGGATTATTTCAGGGAATAAGATTTTTTGCAGATTTCACAAGGGATTCATTTAGACTTGCAAATGAGGCAAAAGGGGTTCAATTTGCATTTGATAACATTGGGCAATCAGCGAGAAATGCATTTGATGAGGTTAGAGAAAGTACAAGAGGGCTTATATCTGATTTAGATATAAAAAGGTCTATTGTTGAATTTGACAACTTTAATTTAAGCTTAAAAGATTCTGCTTCTTTATTTGAATTTTTGTCATTAAGAGCAACACAAACTGGAAAAAGTATTGACAGTTTAAGAGATTCACTTGTTGAAGGGCTATCAAAAGAGAGCAAACTTAGAATTGACAATTTAGGTATTTCCGTGACAGAATTAAATGAGGAGCTTAAAAAAGCAGGTTCTTTTACTGAGGCGGTTGCTAATATAGCAAAAAGAGAAATTGCACAGGCTGGAAATGTATTGGATGAAGCGGCAAACAGTCAGGCTCAATGGTCAGCGTCAGTACAAAACACATCTTTAGCATTTGGTAATCTTTTTACGAATATAACATCAGGACAAAGTACTGTTTCTAGGTTTATAATAAGAACATTAAACGGTCTTGAATCGATAGGCAATAAGTTAAATGAGTTTATTTCATCTGACGAGCAAGTAATTAGTAAAGAAGCGACTAAAAACGCAAGACAAAATTTTAAACTTATAGAAAACAGTGCTAAAGAGTTAGGGAAGACACTTGAGGAATCTGGCCAAGAATTGTTTAAGGGTGTTGTTGCTAAAGATGCGTTAGCCGAAATAGACGAGTTTAATAAAAAAATCAAAGAAAACGAAAAAGAGTTACAAAGAATTGACAAGGCTATTGAGGGAAGGGGTGTTTTTGGATTTGGAAAAGTTGAAGGTGAAGATACGGCGTTTGAATTAGCACAGGAAAATAAAGCTCTTGAAAAAATTATAAAGACGATTGAAAAAGAGCTTGAAATAACTGAAAGTTTAATTCAAAAGGAAATCTTAAGAAATAACGCATCTAAAAATACAATTGCGGTGCTTTCTGATACTGAGCAAAAAGCGTTAGATGCAAAAATAAAAAGAGAAAAAAAGGCAGTATTTGAAATCGCTAAACTAGAGCGACAAGTAGCAATTGAAAAAATTCAGGAGCAGTTAAAAAACGAACAGCTTGGAATAGACAAAAGGCTTGATTTAATAGCAGAAAAAACAGGAAAAGAAATAGCATTTGAGGCTTTTGTTAGGGATGAAACAAAAAGACTGAGGGAATTAACAGAATCTGAAACAGAGCTAATAGAAAAGCAAGCAGGGGAAAACATAAGAGACATACAATTAGCATCCATTGAGGAGACGTTCAATGCTAGGATAAGCGCATTAAAACGATTTGAGGAGGAGCAAAATAGGATTGCATCACAACAAATAATTAAAGTAAAGGAACAGGCAGGTACAGACCCTGAAAAAATAAAAAAGGCCGAAGAAGAAATTGCAAAAATAAAAATAGATAATGCGGAAAAGGTATTTGATAAAAAAACTGAATACTTAAAAGGGATATTAAAAGTAGAAGGGATAACAGGCGACCAAAGTCAAATCATAGACGATGAATTAACAAAGGTGAAACTTAAAAACTTTGATCTTGTAACGCAAAAAGCTAAAGAAGAACAAAAAAAGTTAGAGGAGATTCAAAAAACACAACAAGAATCTATAAAAGAAAGTTTTGCCGGTACTGCCAGTGTCATAGCGGATACGCTTAATATTTCGACTAACAATATTATAAATGTATTCGATGGCTTAACACAAAAACTAGAAGAAGGAGAAAGTAAGTTTGAAAGGTTTGGAGAGCTAGCCGCTAGCACCTTTTCACTTATTGGTGAAATAAGCGGTAGTATATTTCAGTCAAACATTGACAAGATAGATGCAGAAATACAGGCTAATGAAGAAAAATTCAATAGGCAGTTAGAACTTGCAAGAGGTAACGAAACGCAAACTGCTTTATTAGAAAAAGAACGTGAAATAAAAAGGGGTCAGCTAGAAAAGAAGAAAAGAAAAGAGCAAGAAAAACAAGCTAAATTTGATAAAGGCGTATCAATTTTAAATATAATATCAAATACAGCAGCGGCAATTGTGAAATCAGTTGCTGCAAGTCCACTAACAGGTGGTTTGCCATTTTCTGCAATTGCAGCAGCAATAGGAGCGGCGCAATTGGCAGTAGTATTAGCACAGCCAATACCTAAATTTAAAGAAGGGGTACAGAACTTTGAAGGGGGTGCGGCTATATTAGGTGATGGTGGCGTACCCGAGGTCATAACAGATAGAAATAAAAAATTGATTGGCGTTACCCCATCAAAAGACACATTATACAATCTTCCAAAAGGAGCAAATGTATATAGTAATGTCGGTGAATATGCTAAAGAATCGGGGGTTATGGATGATTTAATGAGGTCATCAATACTAACATCTGTACAATCAGACATAAACAAAATGGATGTATCAGAAATTTCAAATGCTTTCAATAGGAATTTTGATGCACTAGAGGGTAATATAAAGAAAGGAATTGACGAAGGGTTTAAAAAGGTTAAATTTAGTATACAAAACAATATCAATTCAGAATCAACATCTGATTACTTAAAAAGCGGTCTTTCATCTTGGGAATAATTTTAAACGAATATCACAATTTTGTAGAATACACTATATTCCATAGTAGTATTGGCGAGGTAGTTGTGTCCGAGCCAATAGGATGGGAAGATGACGCAAAAGAAATAATTCGAGACCCAAAGGCGCACGGAAAAAGGACAAAAGGTCAAAACAATAGTTTAGAGTTCCCTAATGCGGTTGTTGAAGGAAAGGGAAACGGCTATCAGATTATAATTGATTTATTTAATCTTTACGGAATAAACGCTGAGGTTATTCTAAGGAGATACGTTAAAGATGCTAGCGACCCATCAGGAAACCGTAAGGCGGTAGAGTATCAATTAACATTTGACTACTCTACGTTAGAGATTATTGACAACGAAAAAGGCAGAAGAATTAAAATAAAATCTAAGGATGAAGGTATTGGACAAATAATAATGTCTAGGCTGAATCAAGAAATTGAAGTAGAAAGATTGACGACCTTAGAAGGTACTGCAATTGGAAAACTAGGATTTGACACCGTTGCATTGGATGGTAAAAAAATATTTTTAGATTCTAATTTATCGGTTGAAAACGGAATTGCATCAATAATAGATTTAATGAGCAAATCCAATGCAACTAGGTCTATGGCAATTCCGCTTCCTGTTGAAATTAAATTTTCATCGGATAATGATGTGATAACGCCAGTACCTATAAGAGTTGGGTTAGGTAGTGGCGGCGGTGCAGGTACTGGGGCCGGAGAGGTTTCGATGTTGTTTCTTGTAAACACGTTGGATAATCCAAGAGAGCTAACATTAAATATATCGTTTGATTTTCTTTTTAGAATAATTGACCATGATTCACCTACGGAAAATAAAATATCAAGAATAGATTTATTAATATATAAAGATGTTGCAGATAATACAGCACCAATACCCACTGCATTTAAAGAACGCACTACATTATTAAATATAGACACACCAAAATCACAAGATGGTAATAGGTTTTCCTATTCAGGAACAGAAGTAGTGATATTAGATAAAAATGATGGGATTGGGCTTGTTTTATATGGGCAGGCTAGAATGGGTTGGGGCGGTATAACAAATGGTAGATGGGATTTTGAAACACAAGAAACAAATGCAACCATTGAAATAAAAGAAGACAGTTTTTTTGACAAAAGCCAAGCTAAGTTTTTACTACCTTTTGAATTAGGTGAAAGGCTTACGCAAATAATTGTTGATGATGTTGCAGACCCTGCGCTATCACAAACGAGATCAAACGTTTTTAAAAGTGATTTTTTAGGCAGGACAGACTTAGGGCATGAGCAAGATGGAGAAGGTGCATTAACAGGAATCACAACAGGAATTTTAATACGCGGCTTTGATGAAACTGATTTTGACACAGGAGAAAGAAAAGATCAAAGGTTTAAAACTTCTCTTGCTGATTTCTTAGATAGTTTTAGTGCGCTTTGGAATACGGGTTGGTCTATTGAAACAGATGGCCCAAACCAATATTTACGTTTTGAAGAAATGAAACATTTTTATCAAAATATAATAACAATACGTCTACCCAATAAAATTTCTAATGTAAAAAGAACAGTTTCAAAAAACCATATTTATAGCGAAATAGAAGTCGGTAACAAACGTGATGTTGAGCCCGAGGAGGTCATGGGGCTTGATGAGCCTAACAAAAAATCTAAATTCTCAACGATTATAACTAGGTTAAAAAATAAATTAGAATTATTGCATGCTTATAGTACCTCGATGTATAATAAAGAATTTGCTAGGAGAAAGCAAAAAAGTTCTTTTCCTAATGAGGACACAAAGTACGACAGTTTAAAATTCTTTTTAGATTTGAAAAGGGGGCCAACATCTGTATTTGAGCAAAGAAAATGGCAAGATGATTTTTCAACGTCACCCACTGGCATATTCGATCCTGATTCAGGAACAGAATATAGATTCTCGCCTGCGAACACATTGCTTAGGAGTTCATGGATTATACGTGCAGGGTTAGAAAAATACCTAAACAAAAAAACTAATTACATAAGCTCACAAGGAAATAGCGCAATGGCAACACAATTAATAGGGTCGTCCGAAATACGAGAAGATGGGGACTTTGTTAATAATACTTTTGAAATACCTAGGTTTTTGCCTGAAATAATAGAATTTGAACATGAAGTAACATATAAGGAGTTGGCACAAGTGGATGGCAAAACTACAAAATCAAACGGTGAAATAATAGAAAATTTTTACGGTTTAATTGAGTTTAATAACGAAAAAAATCAAAAAGAATATGGATATTTGTTGAATCTTAAACCAAACGGAAAGGGTAAATGGAAAATATTAAAAGCTAATCAATAATGGCAAACTCAACAGTATTAGTAACGTTCAGCAGCAACCCATCTCCTTTTACGGTATTAAATATAGCGTCAAGTGAACACGCGTTTGATATGGACGAAACATTTTTTGCTAGGTTTTCGTCAGGAATAACAACAATAGGAAATAATAATTTTGTAACAAGAGTAAATTATAGAAATGCGGTAGATTTAGACTACAATACTGCAAATTTTTATACGATAACAGAAGTGTTTGATGGCCCAGACCCTGCAGTATTGATAACAGCATTAAACGAAGGGGTTGTTTTTAGTATAGTAAGTAACACAACTGCGGGCGCAGTTACAACAGTTATAAATAATGTTCCTGCAACGCCTGTCATAACAATAGATAGTATTGATTTTGTAACGGCGACTATTGAAGATGTGTGTACGCATATAGGTGTTGAGGTAACAACATCACCGCAAGCTGATGAAATGACCTTGCCGGTTGTAATTGACCCAGTTAATACAAACCCGATAACATTTGATTGGCCGAGGCAATCAAGTTGGGATATAACCGAGGTTATCCATGATACACTGGGAACTACAACAGACAATACAACACAAATCACTCCTGATGTATTGAGTGATCAAAACATAACTATAAATATTGTAAAAAATTTATCGGGTGGTACTGCAACTGTTAATGTAACAAATACGAGCCAACTAGATTTAGAGTACTCACTAGACAATGTTATATTTCAATCATCAAATGTTTTTTCAGGGCAACCAGTAGGAGCATATACGGCTTATGTTCGCGATCAATTTGGATGCACTGTAAGCAAACCTTTTATAATTAGTGATTTACTTGCAGTAACAGAGCCGTATGAATTTGTGTCGAATCAAAACTCGATACGATATGCAAAAAAAGTCCCTGCCACCGAAACAAGCGGATTACTTGACGATGACCAAACGTATGAAATTGTAAAATATCAAACTGGGGATGATTTTTTAAATATTGGTGCTGCTGCAAATGCAACTGGTCAAATCTTCGTTGCAACAGGTCAAGTGCCAACAGACTGGACAAATGGTAGCGCATTGCGTCAATTATCGCAAAACCCTTGTGGAGATTATCAAAACTCAGACACACTACTATCATGCCAAGAACCTGTTGAGGAAGAAGTTCGGTACAAAGCAGTGCAAGACTATAATAGCTGTGATATAATTACTACTCAGTTTAAAAGCAATTACGATAATATTGAAGCGATAACAGTTGATCCTAATGGCGTTGAAACGGTTTTACCATTAACAAAAGTTACTGACAATTTAGAGCGCGAAGACAGAAGGGATGCGAATATATTTAGTTTAGGCGGAGGGAAAACAGGACTATATTATACAAGCGGTAATCTTTATGATTTTACAACTGGTTTAGTTACTGGAACGTATGCGTTAAATGGTAATTTACCTGAATATGGAGTAGTAGGCACATACGTTGAAATAATAGGAATAGGAACGTTTTTAATAGAGGAGGTTACAATAAATGAGATCGTCAATGCAAAAGTCTTAGTATTTGATTTTGTGTATGCGGGTTCTCCAGATATAAAAGTGGCTAAAGTAAAATATAGTGTTGCTAATTTTGAAGTTTACGAGTATACCACGGACATGTCTTTTTATATAGATCAAAGAATTTCAGTAAAGTTGCATATGGATCATCCATTGGATAATTTCCCTGATGTAGATTATGTTAGCGAGATTATCGATGTGAAAATATTGCATACCACTAGAATACCTGAACAATTATTGGAAATAGAGTATTACAATACTGATAATGGCGAAATACTTTATATTGGTAATGATGGAAACTTAAGAATAAAACACAAAATAAGAGTTAAAGCGCAAAGTGTTTCTATATCATCAGATGTAGAAACAGAAATACAAAAAACTGACACAACAACAATAATGTTGAATGCCAGCATTTATCAAGGTGATGAATATGTATTCGGTCCAGTGCCCACTGAGATGGCAAGAAGGTTGAGAAATGTGTTAGCGCACAATATTGTAAAAATAAATCAGGCTGGGTCTGTTTTAAATGGTGAGCCAGAATTAGAAAGGCTTGGAGAATCTAATTTATACACAGTTACAGCAAAAATGTTAAGAACAGGAAAAATATTTAACACAGAAATCCAAGGAGTAGGAAATGAAGTGCCTCAGCAATCAGAAATACCGGCACTATTAACTGGACAACTAGGATTTGTAAAAGCATAAAAAATGGCAGCGACACCAAATGAAGTAGCAGCAATAACAGCAAATACAGAGGCTATAAATCAAATACTAGCCGAAGCACAAAATATTGATGATCATTCAGAAATGGTTGTCCTTAACTCTTTAGCATTTGTTTTAGTCCAATTAGGAGCGGCAACGCCTGAAAAATTACAACTACAAAAAATAATTAATGATGCGGTTTCAACAGCGACCGCAGTAGAAAGGTTTGATGCTTCCGTTGGTGCAGTTGATGCGACTTACACTACAATCAAAGCTGCTTATGATGCAGGAAAACGAAATTTACTATATATAAACGATTCGACAGAAACAGCAGATATTACAATAACACAGGACTTGTTAGTGCATGTTATGCCTGATGTCACAGCAGATTTTGCAGGGTTTAATATAACATCAGGTGCTGATAACACAACGCTCGTAAAAGAAGGGGAAGGAGAAATAAAATACACCTCAACGGTAGCGTCAAAGGTGTTTTTTAATCAGGATACGTTTGTGGACAATAAATTTATTTTCAAGTCAGGTGTTTTTAGAAATCAATCATCAGAAGATGATTGTTTATTGACTAATGCAGATTATCAGGATATACAAAATTGTGCTATTTATATAAATGATCAAGTAGGGAATGGCATATTTTTTAAAAAAGATTCAAACCTTGCTAAAAACATAGAGATTATAGGTGGAGGTACTGGGTGTTACAGGGTTATACAAATACAATTAGGAACAATACAAAAATGTACCATTTCAGGTATTGTGAGTAGTACAGGGGATGAATATGTAATTGAAAACCCACTTGGTTTTAAAGGCGCGATTCTTAAAAATATAGCATTTACCACTGAACTAGTTCCAAAAATTGGAATAGGTGACGCCACATTAAACGATTTGTCGTGTATATCGCCCTATAAGGTTAATATAAAGTTAACATCTGACGATGGGTCATTTCATAATATAAGTGCAAGAGGCGGAACGTTTGAGACAAACTTTAGGAAAGACTTTATTATAACCGGAAATAGTATAATTGAATATGTTGGTGATGACTTTACATGGTTGGGAACATTAAATAATGTCATTTTTTCTAAAGCAGCAGGTGTAGACATGACTATTTTAGGAGAAAAAATGTCCTTAGTAGATTGTAAAAGAAATAGCGCAGGAAACGTTATAATAGACACAAAGAACTCAACTATAACTAGACAAATTTTAGATGATGGTGTTCTAAGTGTTTACAAAGATAAAAACACTTTAAATAACTGTCAATCCAATAGCTTGATAGTTGGTGCTACTTTAGCAGACCCCACCCTACCTCCTCCGACAGAAGTAACAGGCGACAGGTATTATTTAGACCCTAGTATAGTAGGGGCCGTTCATGGCGATTGGGATGGGGCCGCAAAAGGAACTACACCAGAGTTTGACACAATTACCCCAAGTACTTGGGATGGAGACTTTACGCCAGTAGACACGACATTATCAGGAAACAGAACATCGTCGGGTGGAATAACGGACAACGTAACAGATACAAAAGAAATTTTAACAGGATTAATATAAAAATATGGCTACGAATTGCAAAAATTTAAACTCATCAAATAGGTACAAGGTAAGTGATGTCGATGTTGCATTAATCACAGACTTGCCAAGTAAATTTTATGGGTATAATGAAAGAACGGACGAAGTACAAACGACAGGCCCTGATGTCGTTTATTTATCTTTATTAACAGGAGATTTGGAGGCAGGTAATTATTTAATAAGTTCCAGTTGGATTTGCAGAAATTCAAGCGCAATAGGGGATTGGATTATAGATATAACCGAGGGGGTTTTAGGAGGTGGCTTAAACACTAGCTTGTTAAACACTTCTGTACAAGAAGAGGGAATTGATCCGGGTGCAGATCAAAGATATGCACGAACTATTTCAATAGATCATACATTTATAGCAGGGCAAACAAACATTAATTTAGAACTTTCACAATCAGGTTCAGGGACAGCGTCATTATTTTTCGGAAATCTAAGAATTTTTAAAGTACAATAGCATGGAATTAAAAACATACAATATTTCAACTGACATAACGGGATCATCTGTTGACTGTGATAAATTAGATTCTGAAATAGCAGACACAACACATGTAACAACATACGAAGGTATTGTAATAGAAAGCGGAGAAATTACAATACACGGCGATTCCTTTAATGACGAAACGGCTTTGGACACATTGGTACTAAACCATGTTGTGCCACAGGATGTAGTGCAAGCAATTTACAAATGTGCTGATTGCGTAGGTGTTTTTCATTCAAAATCAGAAATTAATGAGCATTTATCGGACAACCCGACACATACTGCTTCTGTCTCATTCAAGAACAAAAACAACTAATTTTAAAAAAAAAACAAAAATAGCTTACATATTTTTTGTGTATTTCGTTTTTTGCTTACATTTGTTAAGTTATTTAACCGTAATACTTAAAATATGGCAGATATAAGAGTATGGGTCGAGGATGTCGTTAACAGTAGGCATGTACGATTTAAGCAATCTTCGGACACTGATCAGTACGGAAGAAACGACGTTGAAGCTCGTTTTACTGACACTCAGGTACGTTTTATACATAAAACAGATGGGTATTTGCCAGTTACAAAATTGGGTGGAGCTGTATCAGTTGATTCAGATTCGTTTGACTTTTCTGAAATAAAAGATAAGGCAGGCGCAGCACTTCCAGTATCAGGGGGGGGAATACGACAGGACGTACAAGATTATTTAGAGCCATTAATAGGAAATTTTAACAAAGCGGGGGGGGCCGCTACACCAACCCCTGATGAATTAAGGGAGCGATTCGATGCTACCGTTGGGAATAATAGCACGGATGATTACCCTGAACTTAATTTAGCACTTGCAGATGGTAAAATAATAATAAATGTAAAAGGGCTAAAAGACGAATTGCTTTTGTCTGACGTTAATATAACCAGATCGGGTTCAATAGCGACTGTAACAGCACCGAACACATATATTAATGGTCAAAGAGTTAATATAGTTGGAGCTGATCAAGCCGAATACAATGTTACAAGTGAAGTTATATCAAATGTTACTGCATCATCATTTGAATTTACTGTAACTGGTACTCCTGTGACCCCTGCGACAGGTACAATTGATGTAACATTATCCTCTTCAATAATCGAAACGGCAGATAGCATTGTTACATCTAACACATTAGTTGTTTTAGACCCAACAGCGCAAATGATGTTTTTAGAAAATCAAATAGTTATTGACAGCTTTCTTAATTTTTATTTAAAAGGAGGGGGTGAAATTATTTATTCTCCTACTTCAACAAGTAATCCTTTTATTAAAAAAGCTGTTGAATCAGGGTTTCAGTTTTTAAGTATTGATGAAACATATATTGAAATTGACCCAACTATCGGCGTTGAAACATGTCCTGTATCTGATCTAAACAAACAATGCTTAAGGAATTTCACATTAAGGACAAAAGGGAAAGGAAACGGCATATCTATATCAAATACGCCAAGCGGATTTACTAACACTATCGAAAACGTTATATTGATAGGGGACGATACAACATGTTCTGAAATAATATATATATTCGAGGAGACTAATTTTTATGATTTAACGATTGATGGGTCGTTTGACGAAAATGAATTAACAGTACTTGTTGGTTCAGAGGTTGGAGGATTTAAAGATATAGTTTTTGATGCAAACACAGATACAAGTATATTCCTTTTTTGGGATGCAGAAAATATAAAATGTATCAGTAACCAACAATTAGATATTTTTCCTTCTACTAACACAAAACTTTCTGATTGTGACCTGAACGGCGGCGAAATTGTTATTGGTTCGTTCACTGATTGGGTTACATTGAATCATATAACAAATTCTATTTTAAATACTGCTGCTGGGTCTGAAAATCACGTAATAGAGGATTTTTCTTTTTTAGCAGCGCAGACCCCGATACTATGTTCAAGAACAAAAATAAATAATTTTAGGGGGCAGGTTACAACCAATCTAATTGCTAGAGGTACAGAAATATCATTTAATACAGGATTTATTGCAGGCGGAAAAGTTTATTTAGAATCTGACAGTTGCCGAGCGTCTAACTTAGATAATGTATTAAATGTGCGAGTTGGTTCGCTTTTAGTTGACCCCACCCTACCTCCTCCGACAGAAGTAACAGGCGACAGGTATTATTTAAACCCTAATATAGCAGGGGCTGTTCATGGCGATTGGGATGGAGCCGCAAAAGGAACTACTCCAGAGTTTGATACAATTAACCCTAATATTTGGGCAGGTGACTTTACACCATCAGAAAACAGAATTAGTTTATGTGGAGATGTTGAAATAAACGCAGATGATACAAATTCTGCTACAAATTGCAGAACGGTAACAGTTAATAATTAAAAATTTAAAAAAATATGTCTGAATATTATGGCGTAGATTTAGTTAAGGGAGCTTACCGAGTAGAAAAAAAAGAAACCTTTGGAGAATTTCAAAAGGTTATAAATATAGTTGATAATACTGTAGCCCCTCCTACAGAAGTAGAAGGTGATAGATATATAATTGACAATACAGGGGCTTCACATGCAAATTGGGATGGTGCGGCCGCCAATTCACTGGTGCAATTTAACGGCACGACTTGGGATGCATCTTCTCCGTTAGAAAACTATGTTGTGTATTTAACAACATTATCCCAGTATTGGGAGTTTAATGGCTCAATTTGGGCAGCAAGGATAATATCTTCTACTGGCTCAAATGATACTGTTGTTGAAAAAACATTTGCTGACGATGGATATATTCCATCAAACAGAGAATACATTGTTGTTGATGCGTCAGGTGGAGAGACTAATATAAACTTACCATCATTGGCATCAAGTCAAAATTTTGTAATAGGCGTATCAAAAGATGAAAATTCAGTAAATAAAGTAATTATAAATGGCTCTGGTGGGGATTTAATAAATGATTCAGGAACGTATGAGCTTTTAACAAATGATGAATCGGTTGTCCTTCGCGGCGGCCCATCTAAATGGAGCCTTTGGTAAAGAAATGTAAGCGTAATAATAATAATAATAATTTAAATTTTAAAAAATGGCATTCAAAGAACAAGTAGGAACTGCACAAATTGTAGACAACGCAGTAACAAATGCAAAACAGGGTCAAATGGCCGCTAACACTGTTAAAATAAATAATACAGGTGGCGCAGCTGACCCAATTGATGGTACGGTAACACAAGCATCAACATTGTTAATTAATGACGCAGGTACTGGGGTCACAGACATTGTATCTGCAAGTGAAGTCGACAGTAGAATTTCTACTGCTATGACTGGTGGAGTAACGTTTATTGGCGATTATGATGCTGCGACTAATAGTCCTGATCTTGACACATCACCATCAGGAATTGTTAAAGGGGATTTATATATTACATCAGTAGCGGGAACGTTTTTTACTGAGCCTTTAGAAGTTGGAGACAACTTGTATTCAAAGGTTGATAATCCAACTGCTTTATCAGATTGGTCTATTGTTCAGAAAAACGAAGATGGTGTAGTATCAGGCCCTGCGTCTTCTGTTAGTGGAAATATTTCATCTTTCAACGGGACTAGCGGCAAGACCATTCAAGATTCAGGTATTGCAGTGGGCAATATTGTTGTAAAGCAAACTATTGTTTCAAAAGCTTTCGGAGACAGTCCGTATACTGCGAGCGATAACGAATTAATTGTTTACGATGCGAGCGGTGGAGCTTCTACGGTTAATTTGCCCGCAGGTGCAGCAGGTCTTGTTGTTGAGGTCAAAAAACAAGCTGATTCAAACACTGTTACTGTTGATGGAAACGCGGCAGAAACAATCGATGGCGCACTAACTTATGTCCTGAACAGCCCTTACGAAAGCATTAAATTTGCTTGGAATGGGTCGGAATGGTCAGCATTTTAAATTATAAAAACAATTGCACCCTGCGATAAGCGGGGTGCTTTATAAAAAATAAAGGTAAATGTCTTATAAAGAAAGTTCAATATCATCTCAAAACACGACTTCTTCATCTTTTAGCCTTACGCCTGTTACTTCTTATCGAAATAAGATAACAAGGCTTACTATTAATGGAGACCAAGACTGCACAATTCCTACAGCAACGTGGACTGTAGACGATTTTTTTTCTATTTCAAAAGTCGGAACGGGAAGGAAGAGGCTGATACCTGCATCAGGAGTAACTTTTAATGCTATAAAAAACAATACTACAATATCTGACCCTGAATATGTTTTTATAACTGGGAAAGTAGATGTTAAAGTTCAATCTTCTACGGTTTTTGATTTATACGGTGATTATGATATAGCTATTAACCCAGAAGATCATGCGAATAATGTGTCTTTTTTTAATGCACAAAACTTAGCGTCATTGACTAAAAATGGAGGGGGGACACCCGCAAACAATGATCCAGTAACAACTTGGGGCGATAGTAATTCTAATGGCTATGATCACTCACAAGGGACTTTGGCGAATATGCCTTTGTATCAAACATCGGGGATCAACGGTTACCCTGCTATTTTAGGTGATGGCGTAGATGATTATTTTTCGAGAGCTTATACAGCAGCATTAAACACTTCGAGTCAACATATTTTTGCTGTTACTCAACTGAACAGTACGGCGAGCGCTAACTCCTTCATTTTTTCCACCAGATTATCAAATCCCCCAAATTCAAAAGGCGTTGACTTTTATTGGTCTAATTTAGCTAATCTTATTTTTCAAATTTGGGAGACTGGATCGGCTCTTGAGGGTTCAGTAACACCAGGAGCGGCTGGTCTATCCCCCAAGGTCTGTTCAGGGTCGATAAAAGACTTAATTGTAGAAGCTGATAATGCAATTATTGAAAACAACAACATCACTTTTGATCGCAAATCAGAGCGCGCATCAGGATTTCAAGTAAACAATTCAACTCCATCGTATCTAATGTCACTACTCGGCACTAGCTTGTATCTTAAAGGGCTTTTAGGAAACCTCGGTGTATTTAACGACAAGCTAGAAGGTGTTGAACATTTAAAGGTGTTTAATTATAACAAAAACATATACGATATTAAATAAAAACAACAATGACTAAATCAATAGGGTTTTTAATAGTAGACACGCAAGAAAATTTTGATTCTTGGCACGAGCAGGTTAAGACATCGAAAGGCCTGCCAAATTCAACGACAACTGGATATGCGTCTTGCAGACCGAATATGGACACCGAGCAAACAGATTTTTATTTCAGTATCATGGATGATTTGGATGCGGTAGACGACCCTAGAAGTACAAGTTTTACTGGAATAGGGCAAGACCTTAAATCAGCACAAGATTTAATTGATCTTGGGTATATTGAAGATATTAGCTAAATAATAAAAAAATGAATAAAACAAAAACATCAAAAGAAAATCCTATATTTGATAAATACGTCAAAAAATGGATTTCAAGAAAGTTTTTAGGCGTTATTATGGCTAGTTTTTATTTTTCAATTGGATTACTAGGACAAGATAATTGGGTGTTTATACTAACTATTTGGCTTGTTGTAGAGGGTACAATAAAAACAACAACTGTAATAGGTGAAATCATATCTGAATATTTGAAAAAAAGAAAATGAAAAACCCCGTTTCCGAATTACAAAAACAACTAGATGCGTCTTTAAATAAATCGGCTGAGCTTAACTGTAAGAGCAAGGAGATGAAGGATATGTTTACCGAAATTATAAAGAAATTCGATGAACAAGGTAAAAAATTCGATGAACAGGGAGAAAAATTCGATGAACAAGGCAAGAAATTCGATGAACAGGGTGCAAAGGTGGAAAAGATGTATGGATGGCTGTCTACCGGTGAGGGCGTACAGAGGTTGGGTTTAGTTGATGAGTTTGAGCACATTAAAACAGACCATGGTAAAAGACTTATTGACTTGGAGGTTTCCAATAGCGAAATTAAAGGTCAGATTAAACTTGTTTATAGATTCAGCTATACTATTTGGTCAATATTTGCTGCATTAATTATAGCATTTTTGATCAAACGACTAATCGGCTAAACACACAACTAACAGATTTAATTTTTTTTATTTATCTTTGGGTTATGGCTTACATAACAGACGAGGTATTTAAAAAAATCCTACACAACATAAAGTTCATTCAATTTGGGGATATATTAACATTTGATTATTCAATTGACAGTATATCGCTACATGGTTCATTTTGCAAAAGAAGAAATAACGATCTACAATATTGTATTGATTTTGGAGGCGAAAAATTATATTTCACTAAAATACAAAAAGAGATTTTTAAATGTAAAATGTATTCAGTTAAAAAAATAATTCAATCAGTTTTTACCGCTAATGAAGTTTGTTTGAATTAAAAAAACCCACCGAGTGGTGGGTAAAACTAAAAAAATAGATCATGAAACTTGTGTAAATATAGTAATATTTTTATTTACCTACAAATATTTTGGCTATTAAATCAAGTACTTTATTTTTTTCCATTGTAACCCTAGTTATATTGCCGTTAAAATCTCTAACACCTATATAATATCCTTTTTCGTTATCTGCCCAAAGCTCTAACGTTGTACCTTCATTTCCAACAGTTTTTAATTGTTGTACGTTTAACCTTTCTTTTATTTCCATGATTTAGTTTTTTAAAATTAGCCTGTAATTTTCATCAACAGGTATTTTTTTGTTATCTAAGTAGTCATCGACTATTTTCATGTATTCATCCATTGAATTAGTCCAACATGCAAAATACCCCACTTTTATTAAATTTTCAATCCAGTTAAATTGATTATCGTATTTTTTAACTTTATTAGGATGCACTTTTAACTCTATAAAAAGGCCATGATATATTGATGTTGGGTGATATACTGAAACATCCGGAAACCCTTTACTTACACCCATTCTTTTGCGTTTTGCGTAGTAATGTAATTTTTGAGCTTTCATCTCGTTAGGGCAATGGTTCCGTAGTATTCCATTCATGTCTAGGTATCGTATAGCTGACATTTGAAAATCAGTCTCTTTCCCTAAATACTTTTCATAAATCATAACGAATCATTAATAGCGTGTATCAAAACAATACACACAAAAGAAAAGAACACAAATATAATTAAATTTCTTATTCTTTTTTGTTTATTAAGAACAAAATAAAACATTCCTGATACGGAAGTGCATAAGCAAGCGAAAAAAACCAATGTTAATAAGATTGTTTTTATTGACAAAATAAGCATGCTTATAAGTATTTTTTATTTTGTATTTGCTCAAGTTCTTCCTCAATTTGCATTAACATTGTTAGGTCTGTTGGCTCAGGCAGTCTACATCCGTGTTCTGCGCTAAATTTTAAAAACTTATCAATTGCAATTATCATTTCATCTTTAGAAAGATCGGCAGTGCTTCTAAATCTTGAAATGGTAACTATACCTTCGGCTTCCCCTTCATAAAAAATCTCACGATTTACAATTTTTTTAAAAATATCTTGTTTAACTTCTTCGGTAGTATACCCAAACTCTTTACCAAAACAAGCTAAAACCATATGTAAATATCTATTTTGAGAAAAAGACCGTTTTTTTTTCATTTCTCGCATAACGATATTTTTCCCACGAGAAATAAAAAAATCAAATCTTGTTCGTGCTCTTGCTACGGATATATCGTCACTTAAATCATAGATCATATTTTTCTTGGATAACTTTAATTAAATAATTAATATATAATTCTTGATGGTTTATATGATCAATTGAATGACGAAACATTTCCGAAAGGTCGTGTAAAGTTTCTAGTTTTTCGCTAAATTCTTCATGTGTTGGTCTGTTCATTTTGTTAATTTCTTTAAGCGTTTTATTTTTTCTTTTAGTATAAATTCATATTGTTTGTGTTGGTTCAAATGATTATAAAGTATGCTTATTATCTTGCCTTGATCGAGTTCTTTTGACAATAAACTATCTATATTTAATCTTGGCACATTCATTATGCTTGCCTTTTAACAACAATACTATCCTTTCTATTTGAAACTTCAGGCATCATAAGTATTTCCCCGTTTTCATCCACGGAATTTATACCATTTTGGTAACTTAAATAGGCTGATTTGTGATTTTTTTCAATTTCCTTCTTTTTTTTATCTGCTTCTTGCCATTGTGGAATGCTTTTATAGTTGTATATTGGGCCTCCAGTTCTCCTTTCAAAAGAAAACCCGTAATCTTTAAAGCTATTACTTTCGTATTTATTAGCTTCATCCATTGCTAGCGGTTCAACTTCATCAATGTATTTTTGAATTTGATCCTTTTGCAATTTAAACAGCGCAAGTGCTTTTAACGGGTTTTCTTTTCCATCTCTTAGGTCTTGTATTATTTTTAATGCTTCCATAAAATTATTTATTTAATTTTAAAACCAGTTGTCCGTGATTTCCGAACAACTGGTTGTTTGTGTATTTATTTTTTTAATTGTAACGGTACAACGCTCCATCTATCAGAAAAAAAAGAATTATTTTTATTTTTTTCTTTCCCTAGATATTTTATTTGAATAGGGGTTTTGTTTAAAATTATATTACCAACGCTTATAGCATTTTCAAGCGTAGCAACTAATCGTTTAGAGCCGTTTCTAATGCGCCGCAACTGTCCATCTTCTGTTTGTTCTAACAGGATAATACAGGGCAATTGTATTTCTTCTCCAGTATCTTCGTTTTTGTAAACGCTATTTTCTATTGAAGACAACACCCCTCGTTTTAATTCTCCCACGTCTTTGGGTGTCCAGTAGTCACTAGATAAATCAACACTAGATTCTTGCAAGTCCTCATATAAATTAACTCCTTCGAATTGATTTACTGTTGATAATCCTTGATTTTCATTTGCTTGAATTTCTTCGGTTTCCATGTTTTTTATTTTAATGGTTAGTAATATATTAATATTTTGAGTATTCTTGTATTTTAGCCGAAATTTTACATTTCATTTCATTAGTATTTGGCTGTATAAGGTTAAGTAATTTGATAGCGTTTTCAATTTGATCTTTTGTGCTGTCATTATTTAACAATACTTTATCGGCCATTAGTAAAATTGTATTACATGTGTTTTTGTTGTTCACTAATATTTTATTCATAATTCTAAAAATTTAATATTTTCAATATGTTTAAATTCTTTTATGGTTTTTTCAAGCTTTTTACAGTCTCTCATTAAGGAGCCGTTTTTTATTCCCCTAATAATTAAAGTACACATATAACAGCCTAATATTTCTGATAATTCCTCAAAACATTTATCAAGTTTAATATAAATAATTTTCTCAACATCACTAAGCTTGCCCCTATCACATTCTTTGTTTTTTTTGATATTTATTTCAGATAGTCCCATTTTTATTTGTTTTGTTGGGTACAAACATATACCTAAAATTTAATTTGTTCCAAAATATAATTGGTAGAATTTTAGATTACCCATAAATGGGTATAGTCTACACAATATTCGGCAATTACAATACCCATTTATGGGTAATTTAAAAAACCACCATAATATTTTGCTTATAAACGATTAAATCGTATAATATTTGTGCTGTAAAATGAAGACTTTAAAAAAACTAAAATATGAAAAAATCTTTTTTGATGTACTGTGATTTAATTCATACGTTTAAGTATCTTGAAAATGAGCAAGTAGGGGAGGTGATAATGTGGATTTTAAACCACGTAAACAATAACGGCCCTAAGCCACTGGAAGGATTATTGCAGGCGGTAGTTGAGCCTATAAAGTTGCAGCTAGACCGAGATTTTGAAAAATGGGAGGATAAAATAGACATTAGAAGTAAGGCCGGAAAATTAGGTAATTTAAAACGTTGGAACCCTGATCTTTTCAAGGATGTAGATACTGGGAATATCACGATTGAAACAGCTGAATCTATCGCAAAATGTCGCAAACAGTCGCAAACAGTCGCAAACGTCGCTGTAACAGATACTGTTACTGTTACAGATACTGTTACAGATACTGTTACTAATAAAAAAAATATAAAAAAAAAATTTTCATTTTCTGATTCGCTTTTAGCAATTGGGTGCGAAAAAAAAATCGTTGATGATTGGATGACAGTTCGAAAAAAAAAGGGCGCAGCAAATACGGAAACTGCTTTTAATGGGTTTGAGCGCGAGGTGAAGAAATCAGGAAAATTAGCAAACGACATCGTAAGGCTTTGCGCTGAACGTTCATGGCAGGGGTTTAAAAGCGATTGGTTACAAGAAAAAACAGCATCAAACAGCGAAAAAAAAATAGGAAGACAAACAATTTCAGAAATTAATCAAACTGCAAATGCATTTAACTACGCCACAAACAACAGAGGAGATCATAGCTAACACTTTGGATGATTTAGAGACTCAATGTACCGAGGATGATTTTAAGTTCATTAAAAGGCTTAAAAATAAACCGAAAGAAGATCGAATAATGTGTAAGATCGATAAAGATAAAGATTTTTTCGCAAAATTATCGTGCTTATTTACTAGAATATCTGTAAAATCAGGGGTAAAGGGTGAGGTTGATCAAATAAATGGGCGCGATATTATTGACATGATATTAACAGAATATAAGCATTTATCATTATTAGAAATAAGTAAGGCGTTTCAATTAAACAGGCATGGTGTTTATGATGAAAGGGTAGGCCATTTTGGGCTTTTTAACTCTGAATATGTATCTGATGTTTTAAAAAAATATGAAGCTTGGAAAGACAAAGCTATTAATAATTCGAAAAAGTTGCTAAAAAAAATAGATATTAAAGCGACTATCTCGGACGAGGAGAAAGAGAAGAGGCTGCTTAATTATGAAAAAATATTGTTTAATGAATTTAAACAGTCTGGAAAAATTTCAGGTGTAAATGATTTTTTGTATGATTTTTTAAAAAAGAAAGGTCTTTTAAATCAAGATGAGGCGTACAAAAAAGTAGTCTATAAAAGGGCAATTAAAAGCGCTAAAAGCGAAGGAATAGAACAAAAAAATGCATTTAATTCTAGGTTTACAACAGTTAGAAAAGATTCAAACAAACTGGATGTTAATCAAAGGGCTATCTCAATAGCAAAAGAAATGGTTTTAATTGATTATTTTAAAACAAAAAATATAGTTTCCAACAAGTAAACGTATTATTATATGCATATAAGCGACGAGGTAAGGGTAGCGGTTTGGTAAAAAACAACCCAAGTTTGGCAAAAAACAACCTAAGTTTGGTAAATAATCAACGAAATATTTTTTTATTCGGATTAATGTTTTTATGTTTGTCGCAAGAAACGATTACTAACTAAAACTAAACACAAAATGAAATCATTAAAAATTTTAAAGTTAATTAAAAAAGCCCTTAAAAAAGAAGAGCAAAAAAACGATTCACATTGGGAAATTGGTGAAAATTATCTTATTAGAACGGTAACTATGATTGATTTGGGTAAATTAGAAAAAGTGACTGATAATGAGTTGGTTTTATCTAACGCGTCTTGGATTCCTGACACAGGAAGGTTTAATCAAATGTTGAAAGAAGGTGATTTTAAAGAAGTAGAAATGTTTAATAAAAAAAATGTCATGATAATAAACAGGAAGTCTATTATAGATGCTCAAAAGGTAGATTTTCCCCTACCAACAATAAGCAAATGAACGCATGTATTTTAAGTAAAGGTTATGGTTTATCGCGGTCGCGGTCGCGGTTATCAACAATATAATAAAAAAACACTCAAATGAACGCATGTATTTTAAGTAAAGGTTATGGTTTATCGCGGTCGCGGTCGCGGTCGCGGTCGGGGTCGGGGTCGCGGTCGTGGTCGTGGTCG